GGATTCTTACCATACCCTTTAGTTTCCCAAAGGTGCTGCTGGGCTGGTTTTTCAACCCCAGAGCGGTACCAATATTTTGACAGGAGTTTCCCGCAATTTGAAGGTGTTGCTTGTATGCTATCCGAAGATAGTCATACTGATACAAACTTGCTACAATTTTGGTTGTAGCACTTAGAGGCATAGCATATATTATTCATCATTACCGCCAAATACATATTTACATACATATTTAATAATGATTGAAGAATATAACTCAGTTTACCTCCCATACCGCTCATCACTCTCAAGACGTTGTAATTAACGGCATAGACACGGACCTTAGCAGTCTTGGTTCCTTCAACAGTAGCGTTGGAGAGGACCAATTGCAAGGTGGCGTTATCAATTCTTGAGAAGTTGCATGAACCACTTGGTTGATGTTCTTCAGGACGAAGAGCAAATGAATAGACGTTAATACCGGTATCAGGGGCACGAGTGTGGTGTTGATAAGGTTGAACAAGGTCGAAGTAAGTACCTTCACGTTCAGAGAATCTATCCTGACCGTTAAGCTGCAACTTGGCAGTAACGATAGGGTTCTGTCCCCAACAATGCATATCCAAAGCGGCTTCGGACAAGACGAAAGTACCAGCATCGGAGACACCAGAGTTGACGAATCCAGCACCGTTGTGGAAACCGGATTGACCACCAGCAATAGTGTCAGCCCAGAAGGAAGCACCGCCAGAAGTCAAATCAACTGCACCGGCATCGTTGAAGAGACCTGATTGGGAGATAAATGAGTTAGTGGTTTGAGCAACATCGTTGGGTCCACCGAATGAGTGGATAGCATTAGGAAGAGCATCGATGGCATCAGAGTAGTTAAATGGTTGAGCACCCAAAGTCTTGTAGAGGATACCTGCAGCATCCAATGAAGCGCAATAGTCAACGTTGGCATCAGGTTGGACAACAAACACGAGTTCCTTGCAAGGGTGGTTGAAGTTCAACTTGATCTTGTTGGAAGAAGAACCGACGGATTCATCACCAGTGAATTGGAGTTGTTCAATCAAGTATTCATGAGGGTTCTGAGCCATGCGTCTACGTTCATCAGTATCCAAGAAGACATAGTCGACATAGAGGGAAGCAGCAACCAAAGATTGATTGTAAGCAGTGGAAACCTTGACGGAACCAGATGAAGCGCTCAAAGAGCTAACAGCCCACAAGCATTCATCAATAGGTCTCAAGTCCAAGTTAATCTTGACTTCATGGTATTGAAGGGCAATCAAAGGAAGAGCCAATCCAGGGTTTCTGCAGAACCAGAATTGAAATGGGATATAAAGAGTGGTTTCTGGGAGAGCGTTTCTTGGGGCACAGACTTGACGAGGAGCGTTGGAAGCACCGCCGCAAGGTCCATCGACATCAGAGAATGAAGGGTCAGTGATGTAAGTCAATTGGGTGGTGTTACCAACCATCTTGAAATAACCACGTTCTTGTTCCTTGGACAAGGTCAATTGGTTCCAGATGTGCATCCAGTCACCATATTGACGGTCAATTCTTTGACCTCCGATTTCAACTTCAACCTGAGAAATCATCTGTTCTCCGGGGAAATCCAACCAACGGGCATAGACGGCACCGGTGGAACCCTTCATGGATTGATTGATTTCAGGGAGAGTGGCTTGAAGGTAAATTCTGTAAGCCAAATCACCGTTTCTGCTGATAGTGCAGGTGACACGTCTACCGAAATCGGCTTGACCGTTAAAAGTTTGTTCGATAGATTCCATCGAAAAGTTGGTATGACGACGATAAGTCACCTTCCAGAAAGTAATCTGAGGGTTACCAGTAAGGTAAACATCTTGTGCACCGTAAGCTACTAATTGCATTAATCCTCCTCCCATTGTTATACTATTGCTAAAGAAAAAAAAATAATTTAAAAAACCGTAATTATTTTTTTATATTTCATAACTATTTATATTTTTTCATAATTATTTATTGTATATTTTTAACATCCATATTCGCTTTAATGAAGGTTTGTAAGAAAGTATCTAAATAAACTTCTTTCTTACCTTGATGTTTTTTTGTAAAAACATATGAATTGTCTTTTTTCTTAACTTCCCATCCGCCGGTTTCAATTGCATTGTATATAAAAGTCATTTTTTGTAATGTAAGATAATCAATTTCAAATGATTTTGGTGTATTTATACACAAGGTATTATCCATTTTTATATATTCCATTAGATACTTATATGTAGATTATAGCGAAGTATACAAAATGCAAAATGCAAAATGCAAAATACAAAATGCAAAATGCAAAATGCAAAATACAAAAAAATACAATAGTGTATAACAAAATAAAGAATTAAACAAATAGTTTGATTTGAATATAAATATGCCTTCATTCAAGCCAAAAAATACAAAACAGATACTTATCAATCAGAAAATATCAACTACGCTTGATGGAAAACATAAAGAGATTGTTGATGGGTTTCGTAATACGACAGATGTTGTTATTCCATCTCTCCGTAAAGAGATAAATGAATGTAGTGATAAATTAAAAAAGGAAGATATTACAATTGAAGAGAGATTAGATATTCAAGACCGGATTAAAGAAATAGAAAAAGAAATAAAAACATCTAAGAAAAACGAAAAGAATTATTTCTTGGAAAATTCAAAATACGTTTTTGATTATTTCGAGAACAAAAAGAAAATATCAGAGGGGAATAGTAAAACAACACTTTTAAATGATTTTTTTAATATGAAGAAGGATAATTCTTCTGCATCTGCAGACCTTGAATTAAAAGAGAGAACTAATATTCAGAAATATTTATCCAATGTAGATGAGACCTTTTTAGACATGTGTAATTTTGTTGTTCAAACAGATATTTGTAAGATATGTGAAAAAGGCGAACTAATACCAGTAGAACATGAAGGACTTATTGTTTGTAATCATTGCTCTTACAATATGAAATATTTAGTGGATAATGATAAACCGGTCTATAAAGAACCACCAAAGGAAGTTTGTTTTTACGTCTATAAACGAATCAATCATTTTAGAGAAATATTAGCACAATTTCAAGCGAAAGAAACGACACAAATTCCAGAAGAAGTTATGGAAAACATCAAGCAACAAATAAAAAAAGAGAGAATTAAATTAACTCAAATTACGAATAAAAAAGCGAAAGAAATTTTGAAGAAACTCGGATACAATAAATACTACGAACATATTCCATTCATTAAAGATAAACTCGGTATTAAACCGCCAATTATGACACCACAATTAGAAGAGAGATTATGCAATATGTTTATTGATATACAAGGACCTTATGCGAAATATTGTCCTGAAGATAGAGTTAACTTTTTGAATTATTATTATACTGTTTATAAATTATGTGAATTGTTGGACCAGAAGAAGTTTTTGCCATTTTTTCCAATGTTGAAAGATAGAGAGAAACGAATAGAACAAGATGAAATATGGAAGAATATTTGCAAAGATTTGCAGTGGGAGTTTATTCCTACCATATAGTATAATGGATACAAACGTTACTACATTTACAAACATTTTTAATGAAAATGAATTAAAAATGATAGAGGATGATATTCTAGTCCAATCATACAAGATTGATGCGGAGAATAATAAAAAGAATTTTATAAAATTTACAATTCCTATTGGAGAAGATATAAAAAACAAGTTGAAATTATATAATATTGCAGTAGGAAATGAATTGCCTATGATGTGGATAAAGGGTGATATTCATAAGCATGTAGATATTGCAGATAGTTCATTTAATTATACAAATTTAATTTATATTACAGATGATAAACACGGTAAGCTAGTCATTGATGGGAAATCTTTTCCAATAAAAAAAGGTAATGGATATCGTTTTAATCAAGGTTTAGAACACGAAACAGTTGATACAGATCCTGAGAAAATGCGATTAATAATTGGACCCATTAGTGAAAAGGGTTTTACAGTTGGTGTTGCACCAAGTATTTTTTATATGCTTTATACACCACCTGATTATTCACAACCATATTATTCACCACCTTCTAATACAACATTTATGAATATAACTCAAATACCTAGTCAATATATACCGAATCCTCAGTCTGTCTTGACCGGATGGTATATAGACCAAGTATTTGATATTAACATTGCTATATATAAAGTAGGCGATATTGTTCCTCCAGATACACCTTATAGTATGGACGCTCTATATTATGTCTATCCTATATGGAATACACCTCAACCTCAACCTCAACCGATAAACCGTCGTCCAACTTATAGTGATAATTCTATGGTTTTTTATAAATCACATAGTTTAGCATCAGGCGGAACTTCTGGTGTTAGAAATGCACATGTAAAATCAAGACGAACGTAAGTGTGTGAGATAATTTATATATAAAAACATGATTATTATACATAAATGAAATAGTTTACATCATTCGTTGAATAGTTTACATCATTCGTTGAATAGTTTACATCATTCGTTGAATAGTTTACATCATTCGTTGAATAGTTTACATCATTCGTGGAAATCCGACCAAGTTAGCACCTATACCGAATCCAGCACCACTTCGTGCAGACACTCCCATGCTAGGAACATACGTATCCAAAATGCTAAAAGTAGCTGCAGCAGTTAAGGCAATCAATGCAACTTCATCTAAATTAAGCGAACGCTTAGGAATAGCATAAGCAGCAATTGCAACCATAAGACCTTCTACTAAATATTTAATAGCTCGTTTAACCAATTCTCCCATATGAAATCCTTCGCTCATTATACTAAATATAAAGAAAATAATATACAACATAAAATAGTAGACAAATATACAAAACAAACAAATATAATATAAGTGCGATTAATACTTAAAAATACAATAACAAATATGTAATATATGTCGTCATCACTCTCTAAACAGAATCAAAAACAGATTCAGAAGCAAAATAAGAAGAATGGAATGGAACTTCGTAAAAAGAATGATGGAACACCAAATCCAAATTATGTAGACGTTTTGGAAGAAGATAAGCCAGTCGCCGGACAAAAATTCGTATGTATTTCGTTTATCTCGCCTGAACATATTATCAAGGAAAAAAGTTTGTATAATTTCAATAAATTCCTAAATAAATGGGATATGAACAAGTCAATGGAAAAGTATAACCAATTTCTAAGTTTTGTTTCTTTTAAATACAGTTTGAACTTCGATGATTTGTCAAAGGATTTGTCAGAATTTTGCGTGGAAGAAAAGAATAAGTTGATTGCATCTTCGATTGAAGATGAGTATAAGAATTTCTTGGATGCTAATGAAGAACAATTAGAGAAAACATTTAACGAAGAACATCAGTTTCAAACCAGTGTTAGAGGACTTAAGGTAAGAGGATCTTATCCAAGTCAACAAGAAGCTGAATTGCGTTGTAAGATGTTGCGCGAAGTCGACCCCAATCATGATGTGTATGTTGGACAAGTCGGTATTTGGATGCCTTTCCATCCTGAAGCATATAAGACTGGACGTGTTGAATATTTGGAGGAGGAATTGAATCAATTGATGAATGAAAAGAGTAAGAATGAGAAGCAAGCTAAGACTGAGTTTGATAAGAGAGTTCGTGAAGCAAAGGAGAAGGCTATGGAAGATAATAGAAAGAAGGCTGAAGAGAGTGGAAACGTTTTGACACAGACCATGGATAAGGATGGTAACTTGGTTAGTGTCAAGGATACAAACACATTTGAGAATGATTTGGCAAATGCAAATGCAAATGCAAATGCAAATGGAGATGGAGATGGGGATAATGGTGAAGTATCTGTTGCTGATATTCGAAGAGAATTGTTTAACAGTGAGAATGTTGTTATTGATTATAAAAATTCCGACCATGGAATTAAAAAGTTGTTGTCAGAAGATAAAAAGAGTAGTTCATATTTTGACTAAGTTTACGGGGCACCCCGTCACCCACCCCCGATATGGTTATGTAAAATAAATTTTATTGTATTTTTATAAAATTTATTATGATTATGATTATGATTATCCCATTAAAAAATGGCACCACCACCACCACATTTACCATTTATTCTTTTTAACATTAATTTTACTTCCCTTTTTCTTGCCTTCATTTGGGTCATATGATTTATCATCATCATCTGAATCAATATCCTTTGACAATTCCCAAAACTCTTTCGAACCCAATTTGAAATCACCATAATGCGCTGCACGATACCAGAATATTTGGTCTTGTAATTTATTCGATTTTGCATTGTTGTTTATAACAAGACATTCATAATTTTCAGTGCATTGATCCATAACTTGAGAGAAGGATTCAAATGTCGGAAACATACCAGCGTAGTTTTCCCAAATACGTTTACGATTTGCTATGTATGGTTCTCTCAATATAAATACATAATCAATATTTGTTCGCAAGTTTGGAGGAATACCAAGAGGATATTGCATAGTAATAATAAGCATGATTTTCCAGTGACGACCGTTCATAAATAATAAACGCATCATCTTATCTTTTGTCCATGTGTTATCATATAAACAATCATCCAAAATAACAAATGCTCTAGGGTCTATAGTTGAACGTTTATATTGTTCCATCTCTTTTTTGACTTGCTTCAAAACTGTTCTTTGACGCTTAAGCACATTTTCTATAATCGCAGTATTGTATTCGTCGTGAATAAACAATTTTGGTATATGCGAACTATAAAAACCGTTTCCGGCTTCTGTCCCAGAAATAACTGTTCCGATTGGAATGTCTTGATGATTGTATAATAAATCACGAACTAAATAGCTCTTTCCAGTATCGCGTCTTCCGATCAACACCACGACAGGTCCTTTGTTTTCATCTGGTTTAAAACTGATATGCCTCATATCAAATTTTTTTAATTCTAAAGTCATTTATGTATTTATACCTTTTTAGAAAATAATGTGTAACTGATTACGCATCATACAATTTTTTATATATGGCTGGAAATATTTTCTTATTCTCGGTAATGAAGGATATCCACATTTTTTGTAACGATTCT